TGGTTTAAGACAAGCCATACTTGATGCACCAACTAAAATGCTAACGCCTGCGGCAATGAGAATGATGAAGCCTAGTACTATGAAAATGAAGAAAAAGAAATAAATGGCTTTTATTCAAAAAACAAATCCATTTAAGAAAAAACAAAAAGGTGGTGGTACAACTAAGACTTGTTTACCTGCCGCAAAGATTCGTAGTATGAGTAAGTCTGAAAGAGATAAACTTGTTCGTGCTAAAAAATCTGCTGGTGCAAAAGGTAAATATAAAAGGTCTTCTAAGACTAATGTTAAAGGTGCTCGTAAAAAAGGAGCTACATTAAGAGATTGGTTTCAAAAAGAAGACTGGAGAAGAGTTGATGATCCATCTAAAAAATGCGGAGAATAATTATGGCATACAAACAAGAATATAATCCATTTCCTGTTACTAGTTGCGGTAGACGTAGAGCTGGTGGTATAGGTAGTGGATTTAAAAAAGCTGATCCACGTAGAACAATAGGGCCTGGTAAAAACTTTAACAAGGCTAATCCAACTGGAACAGGTGGAGCCGCTGGAGGAGGTATGACTCAGAAAGGTGTTAACGAATATAAAAGAAATAATCCAGGAAGTAATTTGAAAACAGCCGTCACCACTAAGCCGTCTAAATTAAAAAAGGGTAGCAAAGATGCTAAACGTAGAAAATCATTTTGTGCTAGATCAAAAGGTTGGACAGGCGAAAGAGGTAAAGCTGCTAGACGAAGATGGAATTGTTAAATAAAAAAAGGGGCTAAAAGCCCCTTTATTATTTTAAGTGTATTACACTTAAGAGTTGTTCTTTATTGTTTGAACTTCTGTTCTAACATTTTGAGCAGCGCTCTTTATGGTCTGCATGTGTTTTCTAACTCTTGTTCCAGCAGATTTATTTCCATTCATAAATTTATCCATTTCTTCTTGAGCACCGTACATTTCGTTTTGTATCGCTGCCATTAATTGTATTAAAGTCATATTATATATTTTATTAAATTAAACTACTTCACATGACCCACCAGCGCAAGCTAACTCGCCTGATAGATCTGTGTTATCTTCAGCTTCAATAACTTTCGTTAAATCCACGTTAGATAATACTTTGGACATTTTATTATATTTAGCTTCGTCAATGTCCTCAAACGGAGCTTGTGTATATGTACCACCATCATATGGTAATACAGATAACCCATTGTAATATTCTCTATTTTCCCACATCCAATCACCTGCTTTTTTCCATTCATTATCTTTTAAAGATATAGTTGCTGACACATTATGTGTATTGCTACCTCGTCTATGACCAGGTCGTATCCACTCTTGTGCAACACGTTTTACCCTCTCAAGAGTATCAAATGGTGATTCAGTTCTAAGTATTGAACCATTGGGCGCCTTTTGTGGTATGGAAATAACAGCGGTATCGTGAGGTCTGAAGTACTCATCTTCAATCAAATCATCATGATATGCTAAAAGATAATCATATATAGCCTCATTCTTTCCTACGCGCATTCTACGGACATAATAATCATTATGCCAAGCATGAATACCCGAAGATGTTCCGAGGACCAGAGATGTCGTCCCTGCAGGTTTTACAGTTGTACATCTAGCTGATGAATTAATCCCTATTAGTCTCGCTACTCGTGCGTTTTCCTTTGTCACGATATTTGCAGCGGCCTTCATATCCATTTGGAGCACAGCGGCACTCCCGATCCCTGTCATTGACACACCTATAAGTGAGTCTTTCTCTGTTGTTTCTTTCCATATTTCTCTAAGATAGTGGAAGTCTGTATATCCAGCTTGTAGCGTTCCTATAAACGCTGCGGCTTTAACTCTAGCATTAAAGTCATCTTGATCCTTAACATTAGATACATTAACTTCACAAAGGTTACAGAACTGAAAAGGTCTAAGCGCTATCTCACAACAAGGATTAGTTCCCCAATCTTTGTCATTATTAAGATATATACCAGGCTCTCCAGCTCCAGATAATTCAACTCGTTTCCATAAGTCCATAAAAAACTCTTTAGTTATTTTATGTCTCATTAAAACAGCTGAGTTGTTTGATCTACCTCTTTGTGGATTAGTTTCCCACCAGTTACCAGATTTACAAGATATCATATCGTCATCAGTAGCAGTAAACAAACTAATTAATGCAGCTCGTCTAATGCCACCAGCTAATACAGCATCGGCTATATGGCACACGATATCATGTACTTCCAATGATGTCAATGTTGACCCATCGTCTTTGGATTCAAGAATACCTTCAATTTTAATTAAGCATTCTTTTAAAGGCTGTGGACCAGGTGCTTTACCACCTGATGTCACTAGCCTAGCACCTTTGGGTCTGATGTCAGTGTAATCAAATATTATTCTTGAAGCCCTTTTCTCTCCAAGATAAGATCTCATTAATACCTTAACCGCATCAGACCAACCTTCAATTGAATCACCTATAACAAACCTTCTGGTTCTACCCTTAAAAGGTTTCATTAAAAATGGTAATTGTTTTATATGGTGCTGTTGAACTGAATATCCAACTCCACATCCTGATAACAATAGAAACATTATCTCGTTGAAAGCATCTAAGCTGTCAACAGGTAGATAAGAGCAATTGTATAATCTATTTGGTGAAATTTCAATTGGCTTTCCAGCGAATTGTAAACTTCTCATAGATGGTAGTATTTGTTTTGTAAAAACATAACTATACGCCTTCCTTATATCAACCTCCAACTCTGGGTATTTCTTGATATGCATCGCCATATTTCTATCTACTAATTCCTCCCAAGTCTCTCTACGTTTCAACTCAGGATTATACTTAGCATACTTCATATGAACAGTAATATCAGATAAAATGTTACTATTAATTTCTTTCATTATTTTCCTTTCTTTTTAAATATTGTTAAACAAAGATCTACAAACGGTAGATACATCACGTGGTTATATTTGTTTCGTTCGGTATACGTCCTCATTCCAAGAAGTACACCAGGATAAAATCCTACACTAAATTCCCAATTCATATTATTTGCTTTTAGTTATTAACTCTATCACCCGATCACACTCTTTTTGGTTTTGAGGCTTATATAAAGTCACATATGGTCGTTGTTTATTAATCATTCTCTTAAATAGTTTCCATCTCATTGGAAAACTTTCATTTGCTCGACCCTTACACTCTATTATAAACTTATCATTAACAAAGTCTGGTGTGTATCGTATTGGTAATATATTTTTATCTCCTCTGTTTTTAAATTCTCCTTTACCGTTAGATTGTCTCTCGTAGCTTGTGGTATCAAATTCAAACCCATCTATCAAAGTAAATGTTTCACCTTCATAATCAGCCTTTATTTTAGCCTTCTTCAAAGCTTGATACATGTACCTTTCGAGACCAGAGGCGAAGGTTATGCCGTCAAACACAACCTTCTTGGACCTAACAGGTCCTCTTTTTTTATATCTCTTTCTCATCTAATTGATCTTTAAGTTCTTCTTGAGCAGTCTGTATATACAGAATTGCATCCATTAGCTCCTCTTGAATATCAATTAGATATTTCATAAGACCTTTCATTTTCGTTGTTCTCTCTTCATCAAGAGTCGTGCCATATTTTTTAAAACCTTCATCTGAACGTTCTTTAAATTTTTGTACTACACGTTTTACAACAGGATCTCTAAACTCAACTCCATTAGAGCTAAAACCCTTAGCGCTTGCTATCTCTCTACTACTCATATTAATTATCTTTTACAAATGTTCCGTTATTCATTTTACCAGTTCTCTTACTTATAACATCGTAAGCTGACTCAACACATTCTTCAATTGTCATATCGCATAGTTCTGCTAAATTAGTTAAGACAACAACCATATCACCAATTCCATCTTTGATTTCTGGTTTATCTTGTTTTAATATAGCTCTACCAACTTCACCAGCTTCTTCCATTAGTTTGATATATTGAGTCTTGGGATCACCCTTAGCATATATACCACGATCTTCAGCCCAATCTCTAATTTTATCAAAGTAAAAAACTACATTATCTTCATGTTCATAAAAGTCCTCTTCTTTAAATGGAAGTTCGTCTTTTTTATTATCTAAATATCTAGCCATAGCTTTGTTATATACATAACATCTCTCATTGTTAAACATAGATGTTTTAGCATTTTTAACTATCCATTTGGCTAAGTTATCATCCAGATAAACACTTCCATGCTCAGTGTCCCAGCGCATTTCAAGGTTGTCCATTAACTGACCTTTAAGTTTGTTAACAGGACACGGAAACGTAGTAGTTTGTTCCGTAATATTTATATTCATATTTTTTAATTTTTGATTAACACTCAGTTCATTATATGGAATAAGATCAACTTTGTAACCATATTCCTTTTGTAATTCTATTTCACGTTTAGATATATATTTTATATCGTCAGATGATTCTAGAATTTCATACTCACCCACCTCATAACCTTGTTGACACTCAACTCTATTGTACAGGTCGTTTGTAACACCGATTTTTTTTCCTGGTATGTGGTATATTACATATTTATTATCTATCATAGCTTTTCAATTATATTATCGTAAAGATGTAGGTTATGTGCAAAATGGTAATAACTACCTATTAATAATCCAGTTCTCATGGCAACTAGTTCTTGTAACTTAGAGAAACAGTATTGATCGTTGCAGAAACCATACCAGAGGTCATTAGAACGCATAGTAACACACATATCAAGCTTTTGTCCTATAATTGTGAACTGGACAGCATAAGTACAGGGTGTGTCATTGTCGTACATATAGCCTTCTTTACGATCATATATGGATATAGCAGCTTGTCTAGTTTTAGGATTGTGTTTTAGTAAATCTACAACATAATCAAGTTGATCATTTCTTTCCCACTGCCAACCATAATTAGAATTAACACAACCACTGTCATCGGCCATACGTTTCCATATCTCAGGTATTTTACCATACAACTCGCCTAGCTTTTCTATATTATTGTCACCAGACAAGTACCACTGCCATTCAGCATCAGCATAATCCCATTTCCAATTACGATCTTTATCTTTAATTAAATTATCCATTGGCTTGTCCATATAAAAACCTACATTAAATAAAGCACTGGTATTATCAAACTGAACGCCATTGTTTATTATGTGTTTTTTATAATACTTAAAAGCCTCATTTGCATTTTTAAATTTATTCTCCATCTTTCTTATATTTATTATAATAATAATCACAGTACTCATACACTTTGTGCATTATACTCTCTTTCTTGTATCTATTAGGGTCAGTGTTTTTTTTACCGTTTATTGTTATTTCCACTGTCCAGTTACCATAGTCTTGTCCCCACATTGGAATAGGTCCTATTTTTATTCCATTATTAAAACACCAACTATAGGACTTTAAATCCTCTCTTTCGTGCTTGGGGTATCTACCATGTTCCTGTGTTAACTTTCCCATGGTAACGCTCCAATATCAGCTGTGTCAGTTACTAACGGTATATAACTACCTGATTTTGGTTCCCAATTAAAATGAGCTTCAGCTTGATTCTCACCTAGGTTTTGAAACTTAACTTTTAAGACTTTAACCTTGACAGTTTTAGCTTCATAATCTCTGTGAACTAAAAGTCCGTGATAACTAGCATCATACCATTCACCACCACCTTTAATGCTATACATTGTAGGTTCTTCAATTTTACCTTCTTTGTCTCTATACATTTTAGTAGGGTGAGCGACAACCATAACTAATACGTCATACTTTTTAGCAAACGTTTCAATCTTAGTTAAATACTCCATGGTATAACGATTAACATCTTCAGTCTTACAGTCAACATCTCTAATTTTATTGAAAGGATCAATGACTAAACATTTAATACCTTTACGCTTTACAAGCTCAGCGCCTTTACGTAATACATCTTCTAAAGTATACCTATCCATATCAATGAAGAAATAATTATCATTAATATGTTCGGTAATTTGTTTCCACTTATCAGAACCAACATCGTCTTTAGTTGGCATCCCTTCCCATGTTTTACGTATTAGCTTGTGAGCATGTAGGAAATTAGGTTTGTTCTCTGGAGACGCGTAAGCTGTCTTCCAACCGTAATTCCTATTATAACCTATACACATTTGGTCTACAAAATCTGATTTACCAGATGATGGTATACCTGTAACAGTTATAAACTGTGAGGTATAAGTAGAGAATATT